GTAACTGAAATCGACAGCCATTGTTCTCCCCTAGCCGCTGTTGGCGGCAACCCACGCCGTGCCGAAACGAATGTAGAGCTGGCCGCCAACGGTATCGAACCACTGCGTCTGCGCGGTTGGCGACGATGGCGGCGTGTCGCTTTGGACAAACAGGCCGTCGATGTATTGCTTGGGTGCGGCATGCAGCGCCGCAGACGGATTGCCGCTCAGCACAAGCAATCCCGTCATGGTGTCGCCGCCCTTGGCGACGAACTGCGATGCAGGATCTATGGCGACCCACGCCGCGCCGTTCCACTTGTACTGCGGAATACCAGCGACAGCCGGTGTCGGGTAGAGGTCGTTGATGGCTGGCGCGGATGGAAAGTTGATACCCATCACAGCCTCGCGTCCAAAGTCACGCCTTTGGCATTTTGTAGAAACACTGGATAAGTGGCAGTGCCTGCACTTGTGGTCACATTGACGGTGCCGCCTATTGTGGTCAGGTTGTTAGCGAGCAGCCCGGTTATGGTGTAATTCCCATATGACGGGTTCGTTAAAACTGCTGCGCCGGAAAAACCGAATGCTGGCGCGGCGCGCATTTCAGAAAATGCAGAAAAAAGTTGCACTGATGTATTGGCGTAAAATTGTCCAGCACACGGCGGCATCCATTGCCAGTATCGCTTGCACGTCAGCAGCTCTTGATCATATGGGCGCATTATCAACGGCGACTGTGCGGCAGTCGGCCCCTGCGTTCCTGGTAAAACAACGATGCCGCGCAAAATCAAATATTGGCTCAGTGCGGCGGCAACATTTACTTGCCCAGGCGCTGAAACATAGTTCGCGCTGTACCATGTATTGGCCGCTGGCGCGGTGTAGGTTGATCCGCAACTAGCCGTAAAATGAATAGATAATCCTATTCCATTGTCCTTTAGCCACGTTCCCGTCGTGTCGCCGGGAATAGTAATTGTCTTGTATTCAAACGCATTAGCTACATTCTGCGTGTAAGTTGCTGCGTAGGAGCGTGTCGATCCACTGCTGTTGATGACTACGCTGTACGTTCCAGCAACAGAATGTTGGCTCCAAAAACATATTGTGATTGGCCGCGCATCTGGCGTTCCCCACGCCAGCCGGGCCATTCGGTAGCCCTCGATGCGGTGCGACAGTGTCAAATAATCGCCAGCCGCCAGCGATGGCTTGGCTGTTGTAGCTTGGGCATAGATGCGACCGGAGAAGCCAAAATTAGGAGTAGCGTAATCCTGGCTACCGAGAGAGACTATTCCTGAAGATAACATAATCCAACCATCACAAAAATATGTTCCGGCTACAGACTGTCCACCTCCAGTTGGATATTGCTGATTGACCTCAGCACCGCCGTTGACCTGAATGCCGTTGTAAGCGAATGCATCGAACGGTGTGGCGTAAGCTACGATTGCGTTGTCAACGTAGTCCTTACGAACCGCATTGGCGGCGGCAGGCGTAATTGGCAGCGACAAGTGTCCCGCCATAGTGTCGCCAGCCTTCATGACGAAAGCAGACGTGTCGATGGCAGGCGCGGCCACGGCCTGAACCCACTGCGACGGGCCGACACCATCGTTGTAGCGGACGTAGAGAAGTGCTGTGTCACTCTCCCACCACATGGCATTGTCGGGTGCGCCAGCCGGTGCCGTGTCGCTGATGTAGAGCGGCTGCGGTGGCGCTGGGATGGCGGCGATTGCTGCGCTGAGCTGCTGCAATGGCACGGCCTGCAACGGCAGCGTTGCATTACCCGGAAGCGTCAACGTACCTGGACCCATCGTGTCGCCAGCCTTGGCGACCTTCTCGGTATCCAGCTCTTTAATCGCAGCTTCGACATTGCTGCCAGCAATGTTGCCACTCGGCGGGAATGTTATTCCTGCCGCATTACCGGCACCCGTGCCGTTGATGGTCAGCTTGTTGCCGGGGTCGTCGTAGCTCAACGTGATGTTGGTGCCAGCCACCAGAAGATTGGCGACACGGTCATCGACCGCCTCGGCATCAAAGCCTGATGTCGATGAGACTGTCAGCTTGTTGCCTGGGTCGTCGTAGACCAGCGAGATATTCGTTCCAGCCACCAGCATACCGGCGACCGTGTCCATGACCGTCTCAGGATCACCCGCCGGGCCAGGATCACCCTGGTCACCCTTGTCGCCCTTGTCGCCCTTTACCCCCTGGATGCCCTGTGGCCCTTCCGGTCCAGGCACTACGCTGTCGGCGCCGGTATCGCCCTTGGGGCCTTCCGGCCCATACGGACCCTGCGGTCCTTGCGGGCCTTGCGGTCCCGGCGGCCCTTGCAGCGCGATGTTGAAGGCGCCGTTGAACGGCGGGATCTCACCTGGGGTGGAGGAATAGGGCATCTAGTACCCCCATACGCCAAAGCCGGTTGGACGCAGCGTGGGGCCGACAACAAGGATCGGCGCCGGGCTGTCGCGTCCCATTACGGATGCGAGGGCGTCAGCAAACGTGGACATGTCCTCCGCGTATGGCGCACCCTTGTTGGCCTTCCACTGCCAGATCATTCCTAATTTCAACAATCGCTCGTCGAGCGTGAACGTGTCGCTGTCGTTTGAGAACGTGTCGCTGCGCCCGCCGCTGGCGAGGTCGATGCAATTCTTGTCGAGGTACATGTAGCGAGCCGTAACACCGGCACTCATCACCGGAAAAATGTGGATCTTGCCGCCAAGCAGCGTCCACTCGCCCCACGATCCGGTCGAGCTGTTGATGCGGCGCCGCAGCCACTCGTCGGTGTCGGGGATGAAGCGCACCGGCTGGTGCGTCGAGGTGGACAGCCACAGGTTGGATGTCAGCAGCATGCGCTTGTAGTTGGCAGGCAGATTGAACGCCGTGGTCCCGGTCAGCACCGCAGCCGGATCTGGCTGCGGCGGCACCCATACGGCATCGCCATCGATCTGCGCGTAGGTCCGCAGCTTCGTCCAATCGCGATGGTCGTAGGCGATGCGTTGCGCCTGCTCGTTGGCGACCGCCAGCATCTCCTGCATCGACCTGTTGCTGGCGATGTTTGAGAAGACTGAGTTGGGATACGTCACCCCAACATGCGCGCAAACATCTTGAACAACGGTCAGCAGGCTCATCAAGCCGCCCTTTTTTGTGCCTCTGCTGCCATCCGCACCAGCACCTTACGTGTCATCGAGCCGTGCGGTGCGTGGCCGGTCGCCGTGGTGATGAACTCTCTCAATTGGTCGAGATCCATGTTGTCGAACGCCTTCTCAGCCTCGGTGGCGTTCTCGGCAAGCTGAGCGTAGGCCTTCTTGTCTTCCTCCAGCACGGCATTGCGCGCCTTCAGCGCCTCCAGCTCGGCCTGGAGCTGCATGCTGGGCGCGTTCTGCGTCCTGGCGTTGGTGATGAACTCCTCGGCCTTGTTCTTTAAGTCGCGGCCATACTGGCCCAGGTTTTTCAGCTCCTGCCCGTCGATGCTGGCGAGCGCCTCGATCGTGTAGATGTTGAGGGCGCGCAGCTCGGCGCGTTTGCCCTCGGTCAGGAACGGAACGTACTGCAACGGCGTCCCAGCCTTGGTCTGGTTCGCCTGCTGCTTGAATTGCTGGTACTGCCGCTGAAAACGCTCGGCGTATGTCACCGGCACCTGTTCGCCGCTCTCTGTTTCGATCTTCCAGTGCGAGATGGCGAGCGCCGGGAACGTGGACATGTTGCGTGAACCGGCAAAGCGGATGTCGCACACCTCAACGTCGTCACAGATCAACCGGCCTTCCTTGTCGGTCTTGCTCTTGTTCGGCAGCGCGTGGTGACGGAATGTTGCGACCACTGCGGCGTCGGCATCACGAACTTGGTACATCATCTGCTCCGTTGTTTACTAATTCAGAACCGCCGCCCCATCCGCAGTCTTGGGGGACTTACCGTGTTAGGGATTAGGCCGGGGCGGCGGTTCCTCTACTCGGCGATCGCGTCACGTCGCCGGGTTGCTGTCGTACAGTCGCCAGTTGAACATCGGGTTGGTCATTGTGAGTTCGCCCATCCACCCGATAAATTGCGCGATGGCGTCTTTATCAATTGGCATCTGACCATCACCATCGAAAATCTTGTCGAAGTTTCTCGACGGGTGATAACGGATCTTCAAGCTGTCGGTGTCGATGCCAAACGAAGTGTTAGGTGGCATGTTGCTACCAATGCCGCCATCGAGAACAATCTCGGCGCGCTTGCCGCCACCGATATATTCCAGCGAGCTGAAGCCCAGCTTGCCCATCGATGTCTCGTTGGTCTGGCGCTGGATGACGATCGACGCAGCGTCGTATGCCGCGTAATGCTCTGGCGACATGATGATCAAGTCGGCGTGGTCGCGGCCACGCGATTGCTTGTTCATGATGTAGTTCAACATCGGACGAATGGTGTCCTTGTTGACCTGAGTAGACCCGGCAAGGAATGACTGCGCGTCGTAGGACTTGGTCTGCCAGATCACGGCACTGGCGCGATCGAGGCCGCCGTAGATGCCGCTGTTGGTGATAACCGGCAGAGCTGTCGCCAGCCCCGTCAGCGCCTTGCCGCCGTTGGCGGTGCCGTCGCCGTACAGGGCGGCGTCCATCGTGTCTTCCAGCGAACGCTCGGCGGCACCAATGTAGCTGTCGTAAACGTCCATTAATTGGTTTTCGCCCTGATTGTTTAGTATCTCCTG